GTGTCGCTGGTGATTTTAAACTCTATGATCAGAGAGTATCACCCCGACTTGCAGCAGCTGTGTTTTCCATTTTCGAGTATATTGGCCGTAAGGCTGGTTATTCTGAAGAAGATTTTGTTGCCATGAAGGCAATTTCTAGTGATGTGATCCATCCTAGTATCATTATGAATGGAGTGCTACTTCAACTCTTCGGAAGTCATCCGAGTGGACAGAACCTAACTGTCTATTCCAATTCCTTGTTGAACAGTATTCTACATAGATTCGCATTCTTTTCGCTCTATCCCCAAACAAAAACTTGCTTCAACCAAGCAGTGAGTTTCACATCCTACGGAGATGATTGCAAAATGACTGTCAGTAAGAAATTCCCCCAATACAATCATACAACTATTCAGAGAGTATTCCCGGAAAATCATTGTACATACACAATGGCACAAAAACATGCAGAGTCCATTCCTTACATGAACCACTAAGATGCCGATTATCTCAAAAGAAAATCTCGCATGGACAAGTCGTACCATTGGACTGAAGACGATGGCACGAAACACAAAGGTTTATGGATTGCAATGTTAGACGAAGAAAGTATTTTCAAAAGTTTGCACTGCAATATGAAAAGTGATGTAGTCACACCACTAGACATTAGCGCCCAAGCAATCGATGGAGCACTCAGAGAGTGGTTCTTCTACGGCAAAGGTGTCTACACCCAAAGACTTAACCAGATGAAGAAGGTAGTTGAAGAAAACGACCTAATTCATATCATCCACCCCTCAACACTTCACTCTTATGATCAGAGAGAACAGTCGTGGCTTGATAGGTATAACATTACCAAGAAGTGTAACAACCCAACTATGGGCAAATAGTCGTGTACAGGTATTACGCGTTACTCAACGAATTTCCAGCAATGAAAAGCGATTTAGCTTACCAAATGTGATTGACTATCGCATGGTTTGTACCCTATCATTTGTAACCCCCCCCATTCCGGTCTTATATGTCGGAATAAGTCAAGTGCTCCTCAGCCTCTAATCACAGGCTTTGAGATCCC